CCCGGCCCCGCTGCCGGGTTTTTTGTGCCTGTAATCTTGCAATGTAAAGAAACTCATCTACGCTAAGAGCACAACATCAGGGATTACAAATATATAAACTTAGTCTTTACCTTTGCCCACCGCGTCCCGTGTGGGCTTTTTTATGTCTGTAATCAGCCTTCTGGCGGTAATCTCAGAATATCAATAGCTAGCTCGACGGCTAAAGTTACCTGTTCCTCCTGATACAGTACCTCTATCATCTCTGCTATCGAATCCTTCGACACCTCCCCACTCTCTATTAGTAGCTGCATCACAGCAGTACCGATAACTTGCGCCACTTCTGGCCGCTGCTGCTCGAAAAACTCTTGTTCGCTATCCATATCTCACCCATCAAAGAATAAATTTCACCCAATTTAGCACACTTTTCACGCCTGTTAGCCAGGTGCGAAGGGTCACGTCTGAATTATTTTCAAAATAAATTCACTTTAAGTTCAATGAGATAAACTAAAAGTTCATTCTTACCTGAATAATATGAACTATTGGTACTTGATTAAAGTGAACTAATGGTACATTATCATTCCATCAACACGGCACGACGCCAAATCAGTACGAAACGGATAACACGCTCTTTGCACAACGGTGATGGATCACCTACGTGGCCGCAAGGCCTTCAATAAACCAAAGCGGATTTCCGAATGCGTTGATTGCAGCGCAACCGGAAGCCCACAGGAGGATTTATGACACGCAGAACAGCATTTACTGGCTCTTCATCTGCTCGCCGCCGTGAGGCGCGTAAGCATCTACAACCGGTAGCAGTTAATGAGTTTTCTACCGAATTGAAAATTGATCGCCCGACGCCGAGCAAAGTTGAGCTGACATGCAAGCGCAAGCCAGCGATGAGAGCAGAAGTGATGACAATTACTCGCCGCGTTCAGTATGCGCCAAGCGCGGACAATATATGTTTACCTGAAGTCGCTAAGTTTGCAGCAGGCTTCCGTAAGTCAGAATCATTAACAGCGAGGTAGGTATGGCAGGCAAGCCTAACGCGGTACTGCTGACATCAATTAATAACAATACGCACTCAGAAGAGAGCCTACGCAAGCAGAGAGTGATGGTGGTTCATGCCATTAATGCATGGTCGCCTGGCGGATATTGCCACGCAGAGAAAATGCACATCAAAGGCCACTGCGAAGAACAGAAAGCCTACTTCGATGAAGCGCTAATCCTGATTGATAAGCATCTTAAAAAGTTTAACCGCGGCAAAGAAGCCCACCACATAGTTAAGGGGTAAGAGAATGAAATTTGAAGAATTACCACGCGAAGTACAGTTAATAGCAGCTCAGACACTTTCGAACAGGCTTTCAATGTTAGGCGTAGCAATGAATGAGCAAATAGAGCCAGTTAAAACGCTGGCCCGAGAGGTAAGAGAGGCATTTATCGAGATGTATTCTCAGCAAGAACCCGCTTCCGTTCAGCATGATAATGGTCAAGAACGTGGGTAAAAACATCCATCGCATCTTTAGCGTATGAAATTTTACCCGCTTTTATCATCTCAATAACCACTTCGTGAGCTGCGTAGTCTGGATATTTTAGCGGGCTTAATCTATCTGACATTTCCATTTCCTTATTTTGACTGTGGAATAACCAACATATCAATTTCCTTTGACTGTGGAAAGCAGGGAAAACACGGCTGGGCGTGGCTAAATATCCCAGCACAAATTATCAGGGTCGCATAACGCGGCCTTTTTTATTGGCGAGTTAAGGGGTAAGAGAATGGAAACGAAATTTTTAAGCGACGGAAGAAAGGTTGTTATCGTCGGGCAGTTGAACAATCAAGAAACCATCGTACAGGAAGTGTTTGTTACTGCGGCTGGTGATGAATTACCGGGCGGTGAGCGCTTTGTGGTTAAAAGCCTCCATGATGTACCGGTAGAGTCTTACCTATCAAAAGAAAAGGCCCGTCAAGAAGCTGCTCTTGCTAAGGCTAAATCAGCGATCGAGTCTGTTAATCGTGAAATTTCCGATACTCGAAACAAATTGAGCATGTACCGCGACACCCTCAAGCAGGTTAAGGAATTTTCAGAACACATTGATGAGCAAGACTTAACCCACTTCATAGATGTAATGACCGGGCAACTCAACTATGCGGTCGCATCTTCTTATCGTCTTCCAAAAATCGAACGCTATTCCGAATACATGTCGATTATTGAAAACAGGTACGGTAACAAGCGATACGAAGGGTTGAAACTGCTTTCTGTGCTCGGTAATTCCAACGGAAATATAGCGTTGAAAGTGAACCGATATAGTGACGGAAGCGGAGACAACACTAGCGTGTCATTTTTCAAGACCTACGAGGAGGCTAAATCTTTCGTTAAGTCCATTGCGATAGCCCAGCTAGATAGAAGTTATATCAGCGTTGAAGAACTTCAGGACTGTAACAGGATGGGCATTGAGTTTAATCACGATGAAATGCTAGTTATTCGAACCAAATTACATGCAAACAGCGATAAGCAACTACAGAATTTATCCGACAATTTCAATAAATCGAAAGAGAAAATAGAGGCTGATAAAGCCTATATAGAACAGCAAATCAACAATCTATAAGCCGCCTAATTGGCGGTTTTTTATTGGCGGGTAAATGAGGAATGAATGATGGCAGACACGATAAAAACATCAGCAAACACTTACGCGGTAATTTCTGGTGAGGTGATAGACAGAACTAATCATTCAGCAAAGCTTGAGTTGCCATGGCAGGGTATTAACCGGTTTGGCTATACGAAAGATTTCAAAACAATGAGTGAAGCCATCGCTTACGCCAAGAAGTAGTCTTACCCCTGCCACTTAACCGGTGGCAGCAATAAGACCACTAGATTCTATAAGGAGCCTGACCATGGATAACAGGCGCAAAACTGGAGAGGTAATTATGTGACCGCTACTGAGTGACCTTACCACTGGCTCTTGTTTAGGGGCCTTTGGCAAGACCACTAGATGAGGTGATGTATGGCAGAGGAAATTAAAACAGGCGGATTAGCATTTCCGTTTAATGACATTGGAGGGGATTGCGACCCTGGCATGACACTGCACGATTATTTTTCAGCTAAAGCGATGGTGGCATTAATTCACAGATATGCAGATGTGAATATTGATGCCCCTGGAGTAATGGAAGAAATCGCAATCCGAGCAAGCAACATGGCAGACGCAATGATTAAGGCGAGAGGGTGAGATATGCAATGTCAATATTGTGGCGGCACCGTTATCTGGAAAGGCCCATTCTCAGCATTAACTCACACTGAATGCCAAGAATGCGGCGCTATAAACTCTCAGGTAGTAGAACCAACTGAAGACGAAGAATCAGAAGACTAACCCTCACCCACTAACTCCCCACTCCCACCACTAAATAACTGACAACTGTCGGTGTTTTGCTGTGGGCTAAGCACAACTAATTAAACTGGAGTATCCCATGCAACATGCATTTGCTGGGCAGACCGCATCGGGCTGCTCTACTAACTATTTGACCAAAATTCAGCATTCACCGGCCTACCGCCTCACATCAGCAAGCTTCACTCCCCCACCACGGAAAGGTATCTGGGAGAAAATCATTGAAGCGCTAACTCGGAGGATTGAGCCATGAATATCACCCAAATTATGGCGCTCGATAAAATCATAAATGGATTTGATTATCGTGACGAAAAAGCGCTGGAAGCGCGAACCGCCGAGCTGAATACAGAAATCAAAATTAAGCACATTGAAGAGCTATTCAAACGTGTTGGGTTCTGTGATTTAGACGACAAGGTACTTCACCTGATGCTTAACAACTGTGATTTCCAAGAGAAGGCATCTCAATTTTTGTGGGACTCAATGCTTATTGCTGCAAAGTGTGAGAGAGCAATGATGATTGACGGCCATGAGGAGGCTGCGTGATGGAAACAGGGATTTATTACAACATTTCGAATGAGGACTATCACAAGGATGAGGCAATAGGTTCTACGACGATTAAGGCAATTAGCGTTAGCCCAGCCAATCTGTATTTTAACCCATTTAAAGGAAGTAAATCGGCACAGATTGGAACGGCAATACATGCGGCCTTACTGGAACCGGAAGTGTATGAAAGGGATTTCATTTTAAAGCCGGATATCAGTTCCAGAGCATCGAAAGAATATAAGGCGCTTTTGCCGGCTGATGCTGAAAAAATCCTGATTGGTAGCGAAGTCGGCACGCTGGAAAAAATGATTGAGTCTGCCCAGTTAAATGAAGATTTCATGGACTATATGAGCACAAGCGGACGGTCTGAGGTTTCAATGTTCGCCACGTGCCCAATTACTGGACTGAAGCTTAAATGTCGATTTGACCGACTATCGGATAGCCACTCTTACCCACTGGATGTGAAGAGTTGCAGGGATGCAAGTCAGCGCGGATTTAGTCAGGCATTTGGGCAATATCACTATCATGTTCAGGCTGCGTTTTATCTCTACGTTTTGAAACTTGTTACTGGGCGGGAACTAAATCAGTTCTGCTTTTTTGCCCTTGAAAATACCCCGCCTTACAAAAACTGCATGTATTACATCGGTGAAGATTCGCTAGAGCTTGGCAGGAAAATAATGTTTGAGGCGATGAATAAGCTGGTTGAGTGCTTGACTGATGATTCACTACGAACCGAGGGAATGGTTCTTCCATCCAGTGAAATCAATGTCCCATCGTATCTATTCGATGAAGAATTTGACGACGAGGTATATCTCTAATGGACTTATCACGAACAATAATCCCGAAATCAGACCAGCTCAACTTCGAGGATGTCCAATCTTCCAGCATTACCGCAGCTATCAAATCTGTTAGAGCTGGAAACAGTGAACAGCCAGTGTTTATTGACCTTGATGGATATGACGGCCGCCCATATAAGCCATCAAAATCTATGCGGCGGGTTCTCATCGGCGGCTGGGGAAATGATGGTCACTCATGGGTTGGCAAGACGCTAACGCTCATCGGTGACTCTACAGTGAAATTTGGCGATGTTGCGGTTGGCGGGATTAAAGTTTCAGCCATGAGCGATATCAACTCTGATTTCTCACTAATGCTAACCACCTCGCGCGGAAAGCGGTCAGAGCATCGAGTTAAAAAACTGGAAGTTAAACCGGTAAAGGTGGAAGAGCGTACGCCAGATGAATTACTTGCTGGATTTACCAATGCGGCTAGTAATGCAAAAACAGTCGCGGAGCTTGATAAGTCTTTCAAGTATACCCAGCACGTTCTTGCAGCTCACCATGACCAGCTCGAAAAGGCCACTGACATTTACGGCATCCGCAAAGCTGAAATGGAAGAAGTGCCAATGTGAGGTATCTATGACCCACGCTCACGACAACATCACTGTTGGCTGCATAACTCTGGTTTATTCAGAAGTACACCACGGATGGATTACCCCCTATAACCAAGTTGTTAAAAACCAAATCGTTGCTCAATTAATTGCAGAGCGGATTAACTCAAATCTGAAATTGTCACTTGCTGCCAACGGACTGGCAGCCTAATCCCTCACCCCATTACCGGCAGTCAATCTGCTGAGGAAACAGTTATGTCTGAAAATACTGATTATGAAACGTTAAAAGCTGAGCGCGATGCGGGACTCAATACTTGTTCGCTGATTGCCGAGAATGCGGCGCTGAAGGAAAGGTTGGCGGAAAAAGTTAAGCTTCCGGATTTGTATTGGACTTTTGATGATGACAAGAATCCAGTTCTTGATGCTGATAAGGTGATTTTCGCCATCGAGCAGGCTGGGTTCGCGGTTGCTGATAATAGCAGCGATAGGTTTATTGCTGAATTAGCTAACAGAACACCAGCCACCGACGCCGCTATCGCTGAGATAAAGGCGCAGGGTGTTGATGAGTTATCCGAATGGTCTCTCAAAGCTAATAACGGCTTTGGTATTGATGTTACACCAGAAGAGATAGCCTTATTCGCCGCCAGCCTGAGGGGTGAGCATGAAATCAAATCGTGAAGCTAAGCGGCTGTTAGGGATGTTCACTAACGAAAGGCTTCGAGTAAGCAATCTTGGCTGGTTAGTTTTTAGCGCTAATTACCCTCACGTATGGATGGAAAGGAATCTATCCGCTAGACAAAATCGCGCTAGAAAATGGCATAAGAAATTTCGTGAAAGCCTGAGGGGTAACAACTGATGAATAACTTCGAAGGGTTGAGCAAGCCGGTAGGCTTCGTTGGCCTTAAAAATATAATTTCACTCGCAGAGGGGAACCTAGGGGTTATCTCACCCAACGCGGCTTTTGGTGAGGAGCCTGTCTACTCGAAAGAGTACGTCAATTTACTGATATCCGAGCTGGAAGCAGCAGAAGCAGCGTTATCAGCGGCAAACGAGAAGCACAGATGGATTAAGTGTAGTGACAGGTTGCCAGAAGAAATGACAGATGTCCTAGTTTGCGATGCTTTTTCGGGTGTTACTAAAGTTATGGCTCACATCAAAGATGGAGAGTTTTTCCCTGTTAGAGGAATGCAGCCGGATCACTGGATGCCACTCCTACCCATGCCAGTAATTGTTGCGAACTTAGAGCCATTTGATGAAGCCGGTTTCACGGTCGAGGGGGAGTGATGGGTAAACAAAAATTGCTCGTTCTAAATAGCGGGGGCGCAACCTCCGCTTTTATGACTCGTCAGCTATTAACTAAATGCGCCGATGAATATGAAATGATTGTTTGCTTCGCAAATACCAGCCAAGAAAACAATGAAACGTTAGATTTTGTCCGTGATTGTGATGCTAATTTCGGTTTCAACACTGTGTGGCTTGAAGCCGATGTTAACCCAGTGAAGGGTAAACCCACTGGTCATAAAGTTGTTAGTTATGAAACAGCAAAACGGTCAGGTGAGGTGTTTGAGGAGGTTGTGAAAAAATACGGCATACCCAATCACTCATATAAGCATTGCACCCGCGAACTAAAGGAAGCGCCAATTCATAGCTATATCCGCTCTATTGGCTGGAAAAAGGGTGAATATTTAACAGCTATAGGGATTCGTACTGATGAGCCACGACGTATTAATCGTAAAGTTTCAGTACAACATCAGCAAATAAAAATATACCCACTCGTTGATATATTCCCTTCGGACAAATTAGATGTGCTCGATTTTTGGGAGGAACAAGATTTCAGGCTGAATCTGGAAGATTACAAGGGCAATTGCAAATGCTGCTTCAAGAAGTCAGCTAAAAAGCTTCAGCAAATATATCGTGATAATTGGCACCACTTTGACATTTTTGCATATCTGGAAAATCAATATGGCTTTGTTGGCGGGAACTCTATTAAAGGCCAGCCAAGCGACGAACCACGCAAATTTTATCACGGATATCGTAGCGTTAGAGATTTGATAGCCACTTTTGATTTATCTGAACCATCGCCACGACTTGATGATGAAGAAGATAACGAGGGTTGCGCCAGTTCGTGCGAGCCGTTCATGTCAGATGAAAATTCACAACCGGCTTGTGGCTGGTAGAGGGGAATGCAGATGCTGAGTAAAACAGGATTTGAATGGAAAAATGCGATTGTTTCAGTAGAAGAGCAAGCAGAAATTCTTGGACTGAGTATTGAGCGTGTTAATGAGTTGGGCTTAGAGCTTGAAAAGCCTGTTGCTGAGCGTTGCGGTAATAGCGCGGAGGGGAATGCAGATGCTGAGTAAAGAAGAGATAGATCGCCAAGATTTTGAGGTTTGGTACACTAACATGTGGCACCCGCTTAACATGAAGCGAAACAGGTTTGATAACTATATTGCCACAGACCACACGATGGCATGGGAGGGATGGCAGGCAAGAAGTGCTGAACTGCTATCACTGCGTGAGCAACTTGCAGAGTTGAAAGCGCTGGAGCCGACCGGACAGGTTGTGTTGAGTGATTATGCCCCTGACGGAACACGAACGGCGCGAGTAGTTTGCCTACATGACCAAGCTGATTGGGATAACTTTCAAGACGGCACACTATTATATCTAGAAGCCAAGCCAGCGGAGGACTAATGCTAATCGGCTTTGTTCTTCTCGTCAGCTCATGCGGCTTTGATTCCTGTGATGCCCTACCCGTTACAGAAGATATCTACCCTACTCAATCTGAATGCTTAACCATTTCAACGCTGATTAAAGAGCGCAGGCCCAACGTTGTGCTCATGTGCAGCGAAGTGTATCGGTAACTCGCTTTAACCCAACCACGGAACTCTCAGTAAACGGATTTCACTATCTGGAGCGTCCCTATGTCAATCATCGTCAAATTACCCCGCGCTTACTTCACCGCGGGTCGCGTTAGCACGGATGAACTATCGCAAGTTCTGCATCAGGGATTGTGGAAAAAATACGGCGTTATGCCTGCAAATGTCATCGTGTCGCTACACGAAGGCACTCAAATCATGTCAGCCGGTTGCGAGACTGATGACGTGAAAACCATTCTGAATTTGTGAGGTCATCATGTGCGATGAAATTGACAAGGCCCAAGAGCTTGAATCTCTGAACATAGAAATCGGTATCGCTAACCGCAAGCCAGCCATGGCATTCACCGGCCTGTGCCACTTCTCAGAATGTCGCCAGCCAATAGAGCGCGGCTTGTTCTGTGACGAAGGGTGCCGTGATGACTTCGAAATCGATGAGCGCAGGAAAGGGAGAGCAGCATGAAACTACCAAAAATATCAGATGCCGTTTGGTTCTTTATCGTCATCATTGCATGGTCAGTGCTGGCAACTGTTTTCACGATTGAGAATGAGATGGTGAGGGGGATGTTCGGATGATGCATTGGACAATTTTATCTGGCTCCGTTAGTGATTTCATCGGCGCTCCTCACTGGGCTAAGCGGCTATGCGTTCAGCGCGGGACCGGGCAGAAACTATGGTGGGATGGCATGCAGAAATATCAAGACAAAGAGCAGCTACTCGATGCTTACACATCTGACTTTGATGAGTGTGTCGATATTCTGGCAGAGCGGAGGCTGGTGCCAATTAATGAGATAAGAGGCGACTATGAAAATCAGCCTTAAAGAGTGGAACGAGCGGCGAGACAGGCCGCGATCAATGAAGCAGATATATAGATGGGTGGAAGCTGGAAAGATATACCCCCCACCGGAACGAGTAGGAAAAGAGTACGAAGTTGAATCAACCGCAATATATAGAAACCCCGCAGACAGAACAAATCAAATACCAACAAACAACTTAATATCAAGGATTAGAAATGGCAGCAAGAAGGCGATCCGCCGCACTGCGTGATTTGCCACCGAACTTATACGTTCGCAACGGTGGTTATTACAGCTATAAAGACCCAAGGACGGGTAAAGAATTCGGCCTTGGTCGCGATAAGCGCTCAGCAATAAATCAGGCCGTAGAGGCTAACATGCAACTCATGGATACAGGGACATCGGCAAGGCTTGTTGATCGCATCAATAACATTGCTGTTGTCACCGTATCAGATTGGGTCAAAACGTACACAACCACGCTAAGCAAGAGGGGATTAAAAAGCAAAACACTCCTTGGCTATCACAGCAGATTGGATGTAATCGACGATTTGTTCTCCACAAGGCCCATCGAGAGCATTAGCACTAAAGATGTCGCAACACTTCTTAACGATTACACGAATAGTGGAAAGGCCGCTTCTGCTAAATTGATGCGGTCATTTCTTACTGATTTTTTCAGGGAAGCAATATCTGAGGGAGTTATTGATACCAATCCCGTGGACGCAACTAAAAATCCAAAAATAGAAGTGAGACGAGCGCGGTTATCACTCGATAATTTCCTAGCCATCAGAGCTGCGGCAGGAGACATGCCAAGTTGGGTTGTCGATAGTATGGACCTAGCAATAATAACAGGTCAGCGGGTCGGAGATGTGCGCCAAATGAAGTGGACAGATATCAAGGATGATAAATTGTTTATTGAGCAAGAAAAGACGGGGATGAGGATCGTCATTCCATTTGATGTTAAGCTAGATACCCTTTCGCTGTCTTTGCGTGATATTATCTCGCGCTGCGAAAATCGGCCGATCAAAGGTGAGACGATAATTTCATCTGAAAAGGGCGAGGCATTTGCAGATAAAACGCTAACTAAGCGATTTGCCAGGGCTAGAGATTTAGCAAATATTACTTGGGAAGGCGTTAATCCACCTCCGTTCCATGAGATAAGAAGCCTAGCTTCTAGACTCTACGAAAAGGAAAAGGGAGAGGCTTTCTCTCAAAAAATCCTCGGGCATAAATCCGCACAAACAACCGATAAATATCGTGATGTTCGTGGGAGTGAATGGATCGAGATAGAAGTGTAG